TACCAAAACTAATTCGTTTCCGCCTCCAGTTGATTTATATATAGCAGCTCCTGCAGCAGTTAATGTAACAGAGGGAAAAGTTAAATCTTGAAAATCAACAAATGCAGTTGTTGTTCCTGCAATTCCGTTGTTTGTTAAATTGTTTCCACCCGCTGTGTAAGAAGTTCCTGAAGAACTTACTTCACCATTTCCTGTTCCTGCTAAGTACACCGTTGAAGCTGTACTATAAGAACCGATACTAGTATATAAAGCACACTTGAAAGTATTTCCTCCATTACCAGAAGTGTCAAAATTAAAAGTTCCTTTTAACAAACCTGACTTAAAAGAATTAGGTACTATATTTGCCATACGTTATATCTCCTTGTTTATGGTGATGGTGATTGTATAGGAGTTCGAATAGTACCATCTTGCCATTCGTCTCGGCGTCTTCTACCTTGTTGTTCGATAGAGTACGTTGCTAAAGCTCTCTTATAAGATGCTTCATAGTATTGTAACATATCTGCTGGACCTTTCAAGTATCCATACGCCTCTGCAAGAGTAGCATATAGTAATAGGTCCTGATATTTATTTGATAAATATGTTGTTGTTGAGTCTGATGTAGTTATCGTAGATGGCTGTTTAATATAAGCCAGTGTTATTTCAAATGCTGCGTTTGGAGTTGGAGCAACCACCCAAAAATTAGCATCCCAGTTAGCATAGTATTTAGGAATACCCTGACCTGTACCAGGAGTATTGTAAAATTCAGCCATATAAGAAGTATCTTTTTTTTCTAAAAATACCTGTTTGTTATTTGAGTCTTTTAATTGAACATATCTGATAATTCTTAAATCAGATGGTATAGTTACATATCTATTTCCAACTGATAATGTAGATGTAGCATAAAATCTATTATCATCAGAATCTGATTCTCTATATATTCTATTCTCTGCATTTTTAGCCATAGTAGTTAATATGGCATCAGTTAAAACTGTGCTATCAACTTCTGTATAATCTCTAACATCTGTTTTTAAATTTAAAAAAGTATAAGCCATTATTTACGTATCTCCCTACAATTATCACAACTTTTTCTATAGTAATTGTGTTTGTCACAAGGCCAATCTTTAATTGGAGTTTCTGGTTCTGGAACAACAGTATAATATTCTATGTGTTCGTCCATCTCTCTTTTTGGCGTAAACAAATATTTAATTTTATTTATAATATATTTTATCATGCTGTTAATGTTACGGGTCCTGCTGTAACCGTATTTCCTCCTGCATCTTCTGTTACTGTCCAACCTCCAGGTGCTGCAGATGCTACAGCAAAACTATAGTTATCTGTATCTACAACATTTATACTAAATCCATTTGAATTTTCAAATACTGAAAAATCAAAACCGCCGCCAGATCCTTGAACGTTTCTAAATCTAACAACATCGTTACTTGATCTGCCATGATTTGGTTCTGATACAAATACCGTAGCAATACCTTGATTAAATCTAAATGGGTTTGCTGGTAATAACCTTGCAACAGCTGGCTCTGTTCTTGGTGGTCTAACATTACGTAAAGATATTGCATCACCATTCATAGGTTTTGGTTCTAATTGTGGTTGTTTTGGTTCAAATTCTGATACATGCACGAATGATCCATTCCATTCTCTAACCATTTCTTTATATGGAAATTCCATACCAGATCTATCTGACACTGCTTTTGCATATTTACCTGTTGCGTATTTTGCCATTATGTTCCTGGGTAATAAGCTTTAGGTGTAATATATGTGCTAGAAGCTGACCCATCCTCCTGTAATGCTCTTTGAAATTCATCTTCGTATACTAATTTCATTTGTTGTGTAAGTTGTGGATTGTATTTCATAGATAAATAATATGCTAATCCTGAAACCATACATGGCACAAATCTAAATGGTAGATCAGTTGCATTTCCATAGTCTCCAATATCTTGTATTCTTTTTATAAAAAAGAAATGCATATCTTTAGATGCATTTGTAGAATCTGGTGTTGGATAAATGTGTATTGTAACTTTATCGATAAATCTTTCTACCCAATATTGATTAGGTGTACCTTTTGATAATTTGTTTGAGAAACCTGCATACGTAGATCTATCTACTTTTGTCATCGGACTATCTGATTGTGTAGTTTGTGTTCTATTAGATCTTAATTGTGCTTCAAGAACATCTGATACTCCATACACATTTGCTGGAGCATTCGTAGCTGCACTTGTACCATCACCAGTGGATCTAAAAAAATTATAATCAGATTGACCTTCAATCAAATCTATATTTGTTGAACCTATTTCCCAATAGTGAATACCTCTGTTGCCCCATTCCTGGAACATAATATTTAAAGATCTTCTTGAAGATTTTAATTGATAACCGGTTACATTGTGTATTCCAAGACGTTCGAAAGCCTCTTCTACTATTTCGTCAATAGTAAAATCTTTGTCGAATACCGTTGTACCAGAAGTTGTGTTAGCCACGTTTTACCTCCTAGCCAGTGTAGCCAAGTGTTACTGATCCTGTTCCAGATATTGTAGCATGAATTGTAGTGTCAAATCTAATACCGTCTCCAGGAACATAAATATCTAAACCTTCTGTCCCAAAGTGAGCTTGAAATAAAAGATCACCGCTATTGTCTGAACTATTTCTTAATTCAAGTTGACCACTCGCATGACCTTTTGCTTGAATATAAGTTATTCTTGAAGGACCAATATTAGTTGAACCTCCTGCTATTGTTTTAACCTGACCTGTACTAGTAATTCTAGTAAATCTTTGATCTGATGACATATTATTTTTCTCCTAAATTTAAGTGTGGGCCGAAGCCCACACCAAATTAATTATTACGCTTCTTTAGCAAATACACCTTGTACGTCAACAATCGTCCAATGTGTTGTTGAGTTTAAAGATGCACATACTACAAAGTCACCAACTTTTTGTGTAGCTTTTGTATTAATAAGATCTTTATTATCTGTTAAAGATCCAGCATACAAAATACCATCATTAGCATTTGGGCTAATAGTCATTGCGTTAGTTCCATCAGGAGCTGTATTTACAAATGTAAATATTCTTCCGATAGAAATTGCAGGTAAAGTAAAAACCATTCCATCAGTAGATGTAGTAAAAGTTTTACCGGAATCTGCATTCTGCACCGTGTAGTTAGCTGATTTATTTTCTAGATTGAATCCAGTTAAACCTGCTTCGTTAAATTTACCTTGCAGAACTGGTCCTCTAAACAATGTTTTTGCCATAGTATTATCCTCCTAGTTTTTTCGAACGCAGTCTCTAGGCCGTCGACTATACTCGTCTACGTTCTGATTAATTGTATAGTGATTAATTTATATACTAGATTTGAGTAGAGCGCAAGAGAGCCTGTAATGTGAATTGAATTTATTCAACGATGTAGCTTTTTTATTAAGTAGCTACAGAAACTTCAGGAGCGGCACCATCTATTTTGTTTTGCTGATGAGCTTTTGCTGCTTCAGCAAGTTTAATATGGCTAATTACTTCTCTGACTCTTCTGTCAATCTTAACCATATTGAGAGTATATCTACCCTCTTTAAGGTGTTCCTGCTCCCACTCTAGGTCTAGACCCTTCTTTTTGTTGTAAAGAGTCTCCAGATGTTGTTGCATCGATAACCTCCTCATAGGTTATTCTTTTAATTCTTGGATCATTCATTTCTCCAAGATGTTCCCATTTTATATCAGATTTTCCCAATCTGTCAATGATAGCATTCTCAATGTCTAGAGGAGAATCAACGCAGTTAATTATGAAATCAGCATGTAGTTGATATGCAAAAATTTGAACTCTAAAGTTTTTAGTGGGCATTTTTCCTTTCTATTTAGTTAATGTGGCGGGATTGTGTCCCGCCACAAAAAATTACTGATTACGCACCTTCAACACCGAAGATACCTCTAAAATCAGATACTCCAAATGAGTATCTTTCTCTAGCTTTGTATCTAACGTTGCCAGTATCGAAATCACCTTCCATTGCAGTAGTTAATGGAGCTCTTGTGAACATTTTCATTCCGTTTGGAATGTCTGTTAAGATATAAAATGCATCAGAGTCAGTTAAATAGTTATTAACTCTGTATCCTTGCGGAACCATACCCATAGATACGATTGCATTGATATCGTTATCAGCTGTTCCAGTTCTACCTTGAGATTTCATCAATCTCTCAGCTGTAAACTGAAGCTCAGAAGGAATGATCATTTTCACTCCTCTTGCTGCAACTCTAAGACCTCTTTCGTCAGTCATTTTACCGATGTCAATCATCGATTGTTCTAACGAAGTTTCGTTAAGATCTGATTGAGTCGCTAAAGTGTTAGCTACATTTGGACCTGTAAGAGTAGAGTGGTTAGTCGCGAATAGCGCCACGCCATCTCCAGATTTGAATGTACCAACGCCAGGTAAACCGTTGATTAAAGGCTCAACTGCTTTTACTTGTTTAGCGTTACTCATAGATCTTGCTAAAGCTTTTGTATATCTTGAAGCTAATCTATCGTAGAGGTTATCTTCGATAGCTTCTTCAGTTATAGCAAACGCTAAAGCTACAGTCTCGTGAGTGTATCTCGCTGTAAAAGTTTCTTGCGCATCATCAAATTTGACTCCTGCACCTTCTGCTTTTACTTGTGCGTTTCCGAAACCAGATAACATTACTTCTTCTTCAAAAGCTCTGTCACTGTTTTCATTAGTATAAATCTCAGCATGCTGATTTTCATACCTTTTATATTCCAGCCCAAATAGTGCATTCAGGCCAGGCTCTAGTTCTTTGACTAGTTGTGATCGTGATATTGCCATAGTCTATATACTCCTATTATTGGTGAACATACGTGTGTTTGTTACAGATTACTACTACTGATCTAAACGCACCTGCTTCAGCATTTTCTGGATCTTCAGCTGACTTCAACAATCTAAATTGCTTGTTGTTGTCTCCAACAACACCAATGTCTAAAGTCGCGCTTGATTTACCAGTAGTTGTGCTTCCTGCTGATGTGTTCATGTCATACGTTCTTAAGAACGATGCTTGTGTAGTTGCAGCATCTGTTGCTACCACGTACTGCTGGAAAGGGTTATCTATCACAAAGGCTTCAATGTCTTCTGAGTTCGCCGGTGTAATTGGTTGCTTATAGAAGTTCGAGAATGTCGGCTTTAAAGTGTCAGCCGCATTGTAGAAAATTCCATTAAGAACTCCAATACCCTGCGCCGCAGAACCTTGACCACCAACTATGTACCCTTGAGTACCGCCGTGATCAATTTTAACAAATTCACCATTGAAGATATTTGCGTTATGACCGGCATCGATTTTATAGCTTTGCTGACCTTGGACAGATGCTTGACCACCTACCATGTTAGCTGCAACTAAACCGAAACCTGATGTGTTTCTATTAGCCATATTGTTTTTCTCCTATTCCAATAGTTGTTTAAGTTAATCCGATGATAGGGAATTGGTTGTTATCCCGAGAAATAAAACTATTTCTTTGTACCACCGAAGGTTACACGAGATTGCCTCTCAATATTGATAGGCATTCTACTATCCTGCTCCTTCATTAGATCGTTGTTAACTGCTTCGCTTCGCTCTTCATGACGATTTGCCATGTAAGCTTGACGTTGCTGCGCGATCTCGACAGGTACCTTCGCAAGAAGAAGGCCACCGACCCCAATCACTCCCTTGTATTTCCCGTCTTCGAGAACTGGATAGTCACTTGCGTTTTCGACTTCTTCGGCACGAACTAATTCATAACCTTCTCTTAATCGTCCAGTTATGTTTTTCGTATCTTGAAATCCTACGACTTCAGCTCTTATCCATCTATACCTGAATCCATCAGGTGCAGGGGGTGCATCT